ATAGGATTCCAATTTGTTGCAATATATAATGTTTGAACACCAATGAAACTATAAGCTAAAGCGTGTATACATAATTTTTTAAATTACTGACTATTTTTTACGGATGTTGTAGTGAGGTTTTGGCATACCCCTTATCCGCACACTATTTCCCAGAACGTATCAATAGTTCCAGTACTCCCGATCTAACCCAGGATAGTCGATACAACATTTTTCTTTTAATAGATTTATTTATTATCTCTAAGAGGGTATTTATATTTTTCTTTTTTATGAGAGCGACCAGAGTTAATATTTTTAACTGTAGCGTAACTTTTATTCCATTTTTTAGCAATATCTTTTAATGACAATTCTGTTTCTAAGATATCTTTTATAATACCTTGAACCCAAATTTCATTTTTAGCTTTATTACTTCCTTTATCACAAAGCGGATATGTATCTTGATTACTATAAAAATATTTTCCAGTATTTATCATAGATAAAAATCCTGCGGATTTAATATTAAAATCTTCTTGAATGGATTTATATTTCTCTCCACTTTTAATTCTATCTTTTATTTCTCGAATTTCTTTTTGAGAAAAACGACTTCTGGAATTTTTTTTTAAAGGATAATCAAATTTTTCATTAAAATAATTTGTTCCAGTATTTATATTAACTAAAAATGTTCGTTTTAATTTAGGATAATAAATTTTTTCAATGTCATCATATTCTTCATCATTCATTAAACGATTTTGAATATCAATAATCTCTTCTTTTTTAAATAACTTAGATAGATTCAATTTCTCTTCATAAGTTAATGGTTGCCTTTTATATCCTTGACCACCAAGAGAAATATTATATCCATTTTCATCTTTTAAAGAGTGATAATATTGAATGAAATAAATTTCTCTTTCATCAATATAATCTTGAGACTCTCCATCTGATATTTCTTCGAGAATATCAAAATTAAAATTATCCCAACCATATTTTCTTATTGCAGAATGAAATGGTAAATTATATCCAGAACTTTTTTCATTAAAAGAATCACTTCTATGACCATTTTTCCGTTTTTGAATATTATTAGTTTGCCCAATATAAATCTTACCATTTGTTTTATTTGTGAATTTATAAATATAATACATAAATATTCTCCTTTATACATGGCTATTGTTCTCATGTATAAGTGAAAAATACTATACCTCTATTAAGGAAATTTGTCACGAGATTTTACCCTCGTTAGCAATTAAAACTATATTTGCCAAATATATTAATGTTTTAATTACCCCACCGATAAGTGGTTAAGTGTGTAAGCGCCATTTACACAACGCTAAAAGAATAACCCATCTGCGGGCCAACTCCACATTTCCATACATATTGCCCAAGCTTTTCACTTGCCGCCTGTGCCAATACTTTTTCATGTAAAGCTGGAATTTTATTCATTTGTTTTTTACCAACAATCTTACGAGCCGCATTTGCTTCTCCAAGACTGAAGTGACAAATCTTATCATCCATTAACATTCTCATTAACTGCTCCTGTGAAGGCGGAACTCCATAAGAACTCTTAAAGTAAGGTTCAAGAGTTTTCTGCTCTTCTTTGGTAAGACCAAATTTTGTCATTTCATCATACCATAGTTGAATGTTTTGTTTAAAACGATAATATTTATCCATCGGGCGTTCTTCTCCATCTTCGCCCATAAGTCTCATTAGACCATTCGCATCCGCCATTTCCAATACATTCTGAGGTTTTAATTTCTTTGCAACCTGCGCACCAACCTGAGAATCAAACTGAAAAGTATTAATAACAGATACTTTACCTAATGCATCCCAAATCTTCTGATCATTTAAAGGTAAAACATTAGGATGAAAATATTTATCATAGACTTCCCGCAAACTCAAATCTGGTTCAATTTCATTATCCTCTTGGAGTAGTTGAATAGTTTGAACCAATTTATCCTGAACCTCAGTTACAAGAAAATCATATTTTGTTAATCCCATATACTCTGCATCATGTAAATCAAACTGAGTAGTAATTTCACCTTTTGGAGTTTTCATAAAAGCACTATGCTCAAATGGGTCATCTCCAAATAAAATTACACCAGATGCATGAGAACCTCTATGGTTTACAAGACCTTCAATAGCTACAATAATATCCAATAAGCCTGGATATTTATTTACTTCATTAACAAATGTCTTAACAGGCTTACGACCTTTTTCTGGATTTCCATAAACAACTTCTTTAATTGTCCATAAAAATCCTCTTTCTTCTGGAATTAATGAACTCATATACTGGGCTTCATCAACATCAATTCCCTCTGGATAATCTTCACTTCTATAACCTCTACAAGCCGTTTGAATTGCAGATTTAGTTCCTTCTGTACCAAAAGTTGCTACAAGAGTACATCCGAGGTTTTTCTTTGCCCATTCCATAACGTTATCATAAAACATCTTTCCACGTTCTTCTTTAATTTTACGAAGAATTTCTGGACGTTTAGATGGGCATATATCAATATCAATATCACCAAGTTCAATTCTCTCTTCGTTAAGATAACGGAAGAAAGGTAAATCCCACTCAATTGGATCCAGCTGAGTAATTCCCATAAGGTAATGATTAAGTGCGGCGCAACTGGAACCACGACCAGCACCTACCATTGAACCGCAATCCCAAATCATATCAATATAATGCTGAAGTGTATTTGGATAACGGAACATATTTGTTTCAAGTTTTTCACTAATGATACTTTTAACTCGTGCTTCTTCTTCAAGTTCATCAAGATAACGTCTATCATTAATTTTTTCAAGTTTTTCAAGCTGATTTAAACATTCATTTACCCAATAACGATTCTGAATATCATCATCCATTAACATTGCAGATAAATGTGGATACTGCCTAAATCCTCTTGTTTTTGGATAATCTTTAACTTCTACAGATGGAATATCCTGCTTATGAAAAAGACTGTAATATTCAATTTTATTCTGTAAATCTAAAGTGTTTTCAAAAATTACATCTACATATCCATCTGGAAAACATGGAGATAATAATTCTTCTACTTCATCGCTATCCATAAGTCTGGCAAATTCATAAAAGTCATCAACCTCACGCTCTCCACCTTTTGAATTAAGATATGCTTTATGAACCATTCTATCTTCTTTTGTTAAGTAATGAGAGTCAGTCCCAACAACCATCTTAACATTATATGCAGTTGCAATTTTAAACAACTGAGAATTTACAGTCATTTGATCTTCTTTATTAGATGGAGCGCATTCAATATAGAAATCATCTCCAAATAAATCAAGTACAAAATTCATAAAATCTTGAATCTTTTTCTGAAATTCCATTGCCATCTTTTGGTCATTTACCTTTAATGCTTCTGCATATAATAAAGACCATGAAGATAATTCTCCACCAATACATGCACTGGTCGCAATTAAATGGCCTTTATAATGTTTTACAATCTCAGTTAATTCATCTTTTAAAGTTGGAACTCTTTCCATACCTCTATCCATATATGAATAATACCAAGCTGTAGAACTTAACTCTCTTAATGCTTTATGACCGATTGCATCTTTAGCAATCAAAATAAAGTGATAATATTTCTGACCATGATTTCTTGTATCAGTTAAATAAATCTCATTTCCTAATCCAATCACAAAATCAGGATTTGTTTCTCTTAATTCTGTCGCAATTTTATTTATTTCAACGTGCGCACAAAGGGCTTCATGGTCAGTTATACAGATACCACTAAGTCCTAATTCGATTGCTTTATTGATTAAATCTTTTGGGTGATTGGTTGAATCCAAAAGACGTAAGTTTGAATACTCTGTATGGTTATGACAATTAAACCACTTTTTGCTCATTTATTATCTTCCTCTATCTATACTATTCTCAATTATATAAATATTATATCATATTTTTTCAATACTGTCAAAAGGATATTCTTTTCCTGTGATTTCACTACAGATAGTATTCCATGAATAAAACAATGGCTGATAAACTGGTGGAATCCATTCAAAAGAAGAACAAATAATTAAAATATCTGGAGCGTTTTTGTCATCTTCTAAATTGAAGTCTTTTAAAATATAATCTTTTGTAACATATCTTGCGGCCTCGCTTGGATAAGGGTCAGAATTTTCATTATGAACCCAATAAAAGGTATCAACCAGTTTCTTATCTCTTGCATATTTAACCCAATTACTCAAGTCATATTTAAACATTGGGCGCATCCAGTCCGCAGACTCCATGTCATATCCTAAGTCATGATGATGGTCAATATTATATAAATCAATTTGTTCATCATGTGGAATCGTTTTAAGAATATCAACCACTTTATCATGGCTATTCACAAAATAAATTTCTTGATTTTGCTTTGCCGCACGTACAATATAGCGAGTTAGATAATCATAAATATATAAATTAGCGGGGATATTTGTAAGAAATGAAAATTTATCTACATAATCTTTCATTGGGTCTTCAATATCCACCATATTATTATAAAAACTAATACTTGGTTCCATAATAATATCAAAATCTATTGTAACTACATTCATATTATTTTCTCCTTTATGCTCTCGTACCTGGAGAGTATTTTCTTCTTATAATTACTTTTTCAGATGCTCTTGTAACCGCAGTGTAAAGCCATCTTGCATGCTCTAATCTTACTCTTGGATAAGCTTCTTCAAGAACTAAGACCTTATCCCATTCAGAACCTTGAGCTTTATGTCCTGTAATACCATATCCATAAGTAAAAAATTTTGGAACTAAATCTCCTACTCTTTCACGATGCCTACCTATTTTATAAATATCTCTATCATCAAGACATCTTGCTCCATGAGTAAGCATAGTCTTATCTAAATATAGGTCTTTATATAAATCCCCTTCATCAGTTTCTATATCACATTGGATAGCTTGAACTGATGGAACCGATGTTCCAATCCAATATGGAAAATAAACAAATCTATTTTTAGGATTTTTTAAATAACCAATAGTACCATTAACTAAAGCATTATGACTATCACTAATATCATCCCAATAGTTTTGTCTACAAAGAATCTTATCTCCATCTTCTGGAAGTGGGCCTCTTCCCAACAGATTTCTTGCATAAGTATTAATTTCTTCAACTGCAGCATTAGTTCCACAAATAATCTGGTCAGCCCAGAGAACCATACCAGCTTCATAATCTTTCTGATCAATTACTTGAACATTTTCTCCTCTAAATAACTCTAAAGGTTTCATCTCTCGAATATCAATACTTAATCTAATAATTTCAGAATCTGCGGCCTGTCGCATAATTTCATCCAAAAAGATATGAGGATTATCAAGTAAATGATTATCTTTATCTTTCTCTATTGGAGGAATCTGAAATGGGTCACCAAGACAAATGACATATACTTTATGTTTAAAAAGCTGCTGCATCATGTCTACTGGCACCATTGAAATCTCATCTACTACAATAATACTATATTCAAGATTGGCTTTTGGTTTTCTAAAGAAGCCTCCACCTGGTCTTGGAATATGTTCATAAAGTAATTTATGTAAAGTACAAGCATTCTTATTTCCTTTTTTGCGAAGAACTTCCGCAGCTTTACCAGTAAAAGTAGCATATGCAACCTTGCTTGGTTCGACGTCAAGTGCCTCGATGATGAACTTTACAAGGGTGGACTTACCAGTACCTACCTTAGGCGTAGCCAGCAATCACAGTGTATTTTTCATTACTGTGAAATCTGGCTACGGCAATTTTCAAACCTTCGAGCTGTTTTTTAGTTAACTCCATAAGATTCTACTTCCTCCTTTTCTTCTAAATTTAACTCATCTAAAGACCAAAGTCCTGCATGAAATTCTTTATGACAATTAGAGCATAATAAAATACATTTTTTACTTTCTTCAACGGCTTCTTTTAATTTAAAATGATCGTTGCTAATAGTAAAATCTTTTTGAGATGGGTCTAAATGATGAAATTCAAGTGCTTTAAGACATTTATCATACCCACATCTTATGCATTTTCCGCCTCTGGCCTCTTTTATTTTTGCTAAAAAAGCTCCTCTTGTTAATTGGACACCTTCTGGCATACAATCGTAACAACACATTCTTTGATTAGCTGCAGCACTTTTAGGAATGAATTTTTTGCCACATATAGGACATTCTTTTTCTTGTAATCCTTTATTATGAGGATCTAACCCAGCTGCTTTAGCTTCAGCATATTTTTTTCGTCTTGCGGCATTCATACATTCATTACTGCAATATTTTTTAGTTGATTTTTGTGCTTCAAATTCTTTTCCGCACACGGTACAAATTACTTTCATTTCATAAATTCTCCTTTTTAATAATATATTTTATTTCTTATATATTATTAAAATTTTTAAATAATACTTTTCGTTAGTTTTGTCCTAACTTTTTTCTCTTTCCGCGTATCTAACCATTTATTTCATTACTCTCTTTCATATACATTAATCTAACCATTTGCCGCTTAAACGGTGTTGGGATTCTATGATAATGCCAATATAAGCATACTCGCTCTTTTTTAAATCCCATTATCTTAAAATTTCCATTCCATAAATATGAACTTTTCATATATGTTTTCATGGAAATTGAAAATATATCACTCTTAGTTAATTTAAAAACTCTAACTGAATTATTTTTTGTTGGATCGAAGTGGGTGGTCTTCTGCATGGGCTTCTAATATCTCCTCTAATACTCCATAAAAATGCATACACTGACCATCTTCCCAATGTTTACGGGAAAAATGTCTGCCTTCTTTTAATGCTTCTTTTTCTTTATATTCACCAAGTTCTTTGATAGCCATAGCATATCGAAAATATAAGCTATCAAAAGCAAAATTAAGTCTTTCAAGTAAAATTTTATTTAACTGGTCTCTATTAATTACTGTTACATCTAATTTATTTTTTAACTCTTCAACTTCTCTTGTCATAATATATACCATCCCTTTTTATTATATAAATATTATACCATTTTTTAAGTAAAAAATCAATATAAGGCATTTTTGGTGAAAAATTTCTAAGACCACTTTTTGTTTTGGATTACGATTGTTAGGACCCATCACCGCCGGAAGACCTGCTATTCTCGCATATGGGTACAAAAATATGGCGTACATTATATACGCCATATAATTTTAAAAATAATATTTAGTCTCTCCTGTAATTTCATAATCACTAACTTTAATCTGAGGAGTTATACGACCATTCCATTCATTAATTGCACAAGTTCCTATAACTGTAATATTTTTACTACCAGTAGCATTAGTAGGAAGCAATGAATCAAATTCTTCATCAGTAATTCTAAACTTAATTAAACTTGTTCCATTGGGTAAAGTGATTTTAAATGAAGGACATCTGCCACCTTTTCCCATATAAGATAAATTATCTTTTGTTACTTTGACATTTTTAATTACGATAATTGGTTCCGCAAGCTCTTGTCCCCAAATAGTGTTTAATTCAGCTAAATCAATAATATCATTTGCTTTAAAGTCATTTGCATCCCAGATAAAATCAACCTTCTGACATGGAGTAAATGAACATTCTTTTAAAGCTTCATTTGAATATTGAATAAAATCACTAAACTTATCTTCTGGAATAGCTGCACCAAATGCATTGGGATGACCTTCTGCAAGACTGGCATAACCACTATCTCGAATAAATGTTCTTAAATCATTAAAATTAGAAGTTTCATAACTTCTACCAGAACCTTCTAAACTAATACTACCATCTTCTTGTGGATGTTCCATAAGAATAAGAAATGGATGATTATATTTAGCCATTAACTGGTTCGCAATAAGTCCAGTTAAATTTTTATTTATCGCTCCAGCAGTAAGCTTAACTGCAATAATTTTATTTCCTTCAAGAGATTTATCCTTTATAATTCCTTCAATTGTTTGAAGACTTGCATCAATAGCTTTAGACTGATTACGTTTAATATTTGTGCAATTGCGGCAAGCCTGCTCTACACGAGTTTCAAACTGACCTTTGCATCCTCTTTTAGTAGAAGGAATTTGGTCATAAGCTTTAAAGTCTAACATAGACTCAAAAAGCATAAGTTTCTCATTTGCAGAACCCATACGAATAGTTCCATTTACTTGCGGCGCAATATAGAAGCTAACTGCAAATGGACATAGCCCTCCTGCCCTACCAATGGAATAATCTTGCACTTTTACCATTTCCTTAAAGAATGGATTTTCAACAGATGCCAAACCAAGATTAATAATTTCTCTTGTTTCAAAATCTCGAATATCCATCATATCTGCAATGATTCCAAGTGCCGCTAAATCAAGATAATAATTTGCCCAATCTGTCCCCATAATTAAATCAAAATAAGAACAAAATTTATAAACCATACCTACACCAGATAAAGACTTGGTTGGATAATCACATAATTGATTATTTATCACACACGCATCTTCTGAAACTTTTTCAGCTTCATGATGGTCAATAACCAATACATCAATTCCAAGTTCTTTAAGCTTTTTATGTACTTCATAATTATTACTTGATGAATCTGGTGCAATGATTAATTTATAATCTTCATTTACAAAATCTGGAATAAACTCTTCATAAAGTCCATGCTGTTTACCAGAATGTAATCCATATGAAATTTTTGTTTGAGTGTATCCTGGAAATAATCGGTTTAAATAATTAATAAGAAATGCCGCAGATGTAAAACCATCACAGTCACTATCTACTTGAATATAAATCTTATCCTGTTGGCTAATATGTCTCGCCAACATTCTTACTCCTTCATCTATATTCATAATTAAGCCAGGGTCTAAAATATCTTCTTTAGTTGTATTAAGATAATGAGGAATGTCTTTTGGATCTACTCCTCTTATTGCAAATACCCGCTCTACCACTGTATATTCATTTTTAATTGGGAGCAATGGTGTTTTAAGTTGATAATCCATATTTGATTTCAACCTCCTTTCATTTTGCTCATCACACTCCCTTATTATCAAAGTTAATTTTATTTACTGAACTAACTTCTTTTCCATATCCAGCTTTTTCTTCAAGGGATTTTTTCATTTCATTTAACATACCTACAAATTCATTAAATTCCCAATAATCTTGAAAAGTAAAACTAATCATATTTGCATCAATAATATCTAATACTTCCCTATGCGCCCGAGAAAATTTACATCTGGCGCCATATCTATCTCCATGAATAGGTACTTCTATACTAAAGCCAGCATAATCTCTTAATGGATATTTATTAGGGTTAAAAGGTTCATCTACTATCATAATAAAATCCTTTCTTTAAATAATGTAAGAAATTTTTCAGATCCTTCGTCTATTGGACTTGCTTTATATCCAGTAATCATATTCTTATCAAATATAAAACTAATATTTACATCATTCTTATATTTATCATTAATTCTTGTAAGATTTCTTGTTAAGTGCTTAAATTCTTTATCTCCAATTTCTTGAAACTGTCTATCAAAAGCAATAATAATTTCTTTTGCTCCAGCATCTTTCAATAATTGAATTTGTCTTGCGGACAAGCTTGAACCGCAACAAGCAACTGAAATATTATTATCCCAACCAAAATAGCTTGCATACATCAATACAGATTTTTCAGATTCAAAAACAATAGCTTTTCCCATTGTTTTAATATTATCTTTACTCCAATTTAAACCATATAAATTCATTCCAAGAGGATGATTATATAATAATTTATTAACTCGCATGGGCCTATATTTACCATATATTTCAGCCTCATCAGCAATTAAAGTTCTACCTCTTAAACCAATAAACCTGCCATTAACATCAAAGTGCGGAATGGTAATTTGGTCTGCTCCTGGATAATAACCTATCTGAGCAAGTTTCATAACTTCAGTAGTTATTCCTTCTTTTACCCAAGGCATAATAAGAACATTATAATTAAATCGTGTTAAAATATCTGTATTAAATTCTTTTAATTCTATTTTATTTTCTCTTAATTCTATTTCTTTTATTTTTTCATAATTCGCTAAAAGTTTCCAATCTTCAATTTTATCGTCAGACTCAGAACCATCTTCATTTTTTCCTGCAATACCGAATCTTCTTGCAACCCAACGTACCGCATCATTTAAGTCATATTCTTCTGACCATTGAATTTTAGCAACTTTTCTTGTTAATTCAAAAATATCAAAATAACTATCACAACCAGTATAACATCTAAACAAGCCTGAATTACTATAATAATATAGTTTACGACTTCCTTCTCCTGGTTCATTATGACATATAGTAGAAGAGAGGATTCCAAAGCCAGTGTACTCTGGGTCTCCTCCCCACTCCTGCAATAACTCAAATATATTTTCTAATTCTAAGACTTCTCTAATTTCACTCTTATCATAATTAATCATTTACTTTTCACTTTCTGGCCAAAAGAATGTTAAATCTGTTATTGCGGTCAAATCTACTCCAGTTTGTTCTTTAAATTCTTCCATTGGACCAGTTATTTTATATTCGTCTGCTGACAGAGTTAATTTTCTGCCAGCAACGAATTTATCCGATCCCATAAGCCGAAGAATTGTTATTTCTTGCTTATCCATAGCATTAACCTGGGATAACTCTTACGCAAGTTCCAAGTAATCCGAACTGCTCATTTACCCAGTTACAAAGATATACTTGAGCCTCGCCGCCATCTTTCTTACATTCTTTAAGAATGTCCTCATACATAGGAATAGGCATTTTATATTCAAACTGCATACCAGCTCTGATTTCTTTTGGAGTTACATACTGACGAGCAACTTTTGCTACTCTACTTTCTTTCTTTTTAGTTTTCTTCTTTGTAAAATTGTTTACCTTATAATTTTTCTTGCTATAATTTTTTTCACTCTTCATCATCATCCCAAGCACCTTTCTCTACAATAATTTTTATATCATCCATGTTAATAAATTCATAATCATATGTAGTACAGAACATAGGCTGGATTCTACAAGTTCCTAAATCTGCTTTACACCACATAATAATTCCTTTATATCTACCACGTCTATTCTTATAAACAGACATTTTAATAGTAGGCTTTTCAAAGATATTTGAAGAAAGAATTGAATCAAGAGCATCAATATCTTCTTCTTTAACACTTAATAAAATTGAACCATAGTCAATCTTATCAGCAATAGATTTTGCACCACGAAGTAAATTTTGGTCAGGAGTTTTTGCTTCTTGATAATCTCCATTTAACTGCGTTGCAGACATAATAAAAACTCCATATTGATTGCAAATATCTTTTAATTTATTTGATAACATAAACAAGATATTATCTTCACGAAGTTTAACTCCACCACTTCTTTTTGTGATTTCTTCCAAAATTTTCAAACTGGTATGAATATAATCGTGAAAAATATACTTAACATCATGGTCACGAATATTTTTCTTAATTACATTTTCAACATCTTTTAATGAAAAATCTGGTAATTCTTCTACATATAGTGGGCTACTTTCAAGAATCTCTCCAGCCTTAATGACTCGTTCTTCTTCATCGCCCTTATACTCACCATTAATAATATGCTCTTCATTTACATTAGAAAGAAAAGCTAACATCATTGTCTGAATTTCTTCAAGCTCCTGCTCCGTTGTAATAAACAAAGTTGGTTCAGATGTACCATTTTTAATCCATCCAAAAGACTCATCATATATCTTATTACAAGCTATATTACAAGCATCTGCAATCATTGAACGAGTCTTACCTATACCAGTTGCCGCAGATCGTAAATAAAACTTCTTTAATCTTGCTCCACGAGTAACTGTATTTACTAACCTTCCATAAAGAGGTACTCCTACTTCTGGATGATCTTTAAATTTCTGAATTAATTGTAAAACACCTTTTCCAGCTTGAATAGCTTCTCCAGTAGTATCATCAACATATTTTAAACGAATATCACTTATCTTGCGGTCAACCTTATCCGCAATTTCCTCTAAAGAAGAATTATCTAACAAATCTTCTTGAAGCTGTTTCTTTTTTATATCTAAGATATTATCTGGGTCATAGATATCAGAAACATCTACTCCATAATTATCATATGCTCTTAATAATGTCATCTTTTTTAATCTATTATAATAGAAATCAAAAGACAACTGAGATGCGACATCAGCTACTTTTAATAGCCATTTATCACCATCGTTTTTCTTATATATTGCCGCAGATTTTGGTCTTGAACTTAAAAAATCCGCTAAATTCTCTAACGTAATGGTTTTTGCTCCAAGTTCATAAATTTTATAAATAGCACCAAATACAGTTCGATGAAACTCATCTGGGAAATCTTCATCTGTAATGGTATATTTATCTTCAAACTCCAAAATCTGAGGATTATTATAAACACATCCAATTACCTGCATTATTGCAGTCACATCGACATACTTACTCGCCACCTTCAGCTTCCTCCTCGTCTAAAAATGCAAATAATCTCCGTTTTCTCAAATTCCTTTTTGGGGGTTCGATTTTTATAACTTTTTCTTTTGAAACAAATTCTTGAACATCTTTATCTTGATTTTTTTGATTCGCTTCCCAAATGGAATAATAATAATTAAAAGCATCTTTATAAACATAAGGAACGATACCTATGCCGCCATTTGCTTTTTCTGTAGAATTACCTTTTATCTCATAAAAATAAACTAAAGCTTTTCTAATTCCCGAATAAGTATATTGGTATTGTTCAATGTATGTATTTATTTGTTTTCTAACTCTTGGAGTTATAAAGTCATCGCCCAACAATTTAATGATATATTCTTCTAAAGCTATTTTATCAGCTTCTTCTTGCTTTAATCGACTTTGCTCTTTACTTGCACACTCAGTATGAGCATATCTTCTTGGTGAGACCTGAACAAAAGAATATTTATCTCTATCAAACGTTTGATGACAGTATATACATTTTACTTTATGTGCCAAATATTCTTACTCCTTTCTCCCAATTTATAATAATATTATATCATTTTTCAATAAAAAAGTCAATCCAAGGATATAACTTGGATTGACTTTAAGATTATATATCTTAGCTATGCATTAATTCATCTTCAATCTCAGTTACAATTAAGTTAATCATCTCAACTTGCTCTGGAGTTGCATCCGCAATTTTACGACCTTTACCAAGATATTTCTCAATAATCTTTGTAATCTTAGGTCCATTAGCTTCAGAAGTTTGCATTAAATTACCAACTAACTCCTGGAACTTATTCATTAATGCATCATAATTTAATTCCTCTTTCTCAACAGGTTTTTCACGTTCATTTGTAACATACTGATTACCATGCTCAAGAGCTTCTTTATCAATAGCTTTATGAATCTCTTCTACAAGATTATCATAACTCATTGGAAACTCACTTGCAATATATTTAAAACGACCACCACAGCTAATAGAATCATCTGGACAACGAAGTGTTAATACAGACATTTCATTCTTATTAGACTGATGAGCATATCCATAAATATCAGCCATACCTTCAATAACCTGTCTTGTTGAATTACTAAGCGCAGGACGAATTACAATTCTTTCTGTTCCGTCATCATTTGTAATTGTCTGCTCTTTGTGGTGACCAATGAAAAATACTGCGTATCCTAACTGAGTTAAACCTCTAAATACATCATTAAATTCATCTTTAAAAGCAGTCCAACCTTTTCCGTATCCAAGGTCTCCAAGAGCCTCAATACCTTTTTGCTGACAAATATATTTCTGACAGAAATCAGAAGCAATATCAATAGTATCAACAACTACGGCATCAAAATTAGCCTTAACTTCTGGCTTTTTAAGCTCTCTCATAACCTGTTTCATATCTCCCCAAGAGGTAACATCCTGAGCAATTACACCAGGCAATGCGTTATATCCACGTTCAAAAGCGAGTAAAAGTGTTTTTGGCATCTGAACTGCTAAAGTTGTTTTTCCTGTTTTAGGAGCCCCATAGATGTAAGTGATATATCCACTTAAATCTTTACTAACTTTATGTGGCTCAATATTTAATAAATTAATTCCCATTCTTTTTCTCCTTCTTACGGCATTGGCATCCGACCACCCGCAATTTTTATTTTAATTAATTCTTACAACATCTTTTAAAATTTCACAATTAGGATTTGCACTGTCACCATTATAAAATTCATTTTGTATATAAATATCTTCTTTTGATATAATTCCCATATCATTTACTACAATCGCATCTTTTGGATACGACTGTAGTAAAATAATTAATTCAGAAACTGTCATTAGAAGTTAAATGCGCCGCCGCCCTTTGTAGGAGTTGCAGAAGTTGGAGCAGCTGCCTGTCCTTTAGAAGCTTTATACTCGTCCTGACGTTTCTTTACATCAGCAAGATAAACTTCTCTGTTTGCAAGAGCTTCAGTCAGCTCTGCCGCAGTAATTGTGCTTGCATCATCCCATACATATGGATCTGGAAGAGCCCAAGTGATAACCCAATCTTTTCTATTAGACTGAACTGTTCTTACATAAGGCTCACCAAATGCAGACTCTTCAGTAATTGTACGAGTAATTACTTCAGATACTTGACGACCTTTTACTTTTGTAAATACAGGTTCTTTTGCAGATGCACCAAGTCCCTCAAAATAAGAGATAGCTCCTGGATTAATTGCTGAAAATTCAACAGGAAGAACTGCGCCTCTGAAATCGAAAATTGCACCTTTGATAATAGCTTTCTCAGGAGTATTCTGCTCTTCATTTGCATCAATAGTTCTTACATTTGTAATAAGAATATCAGCTTCAAAAGTATTTCTCATTTTTTCATCTTCATTCAAATCTACACAAGTATGAACGAATCCGCCCTCATTTCTTTTAACAGAAACAAGTTTCTCTTCACCATTTTTATCAGAATAAAACTCATTTAAACCAACTGCAGAATCAACACGAACTTTTGCAGCATTCTCTTTACCATGCTCCATTACAGAACCAAGTTCTCCATTGATAATCTGATTGAGAATACCAAATGTGGCATTGGAATTTCCTTTTGCAGTTGTTGCTGTTACATATGTAAAATGAACAGGTACAATATTTGTCATATCATTATCAGTGGCAATACTAAGATTACCCATAATAAATTTAGTTCCTGGATGTTTTGAATTTGCACCAGACTCTCTTAACTGTAAGTCATGCTCATAAATAAATCCCTCGATGTGACTTCTATTCACCATACTCTTCATATTATTCTATTCTCCTTAATTATATTTATTCTTTTTATTTAATTAGTCATTAATATTAACTGTTTTTCCATTATCTGTTAAAGCATAGACAACTGGGTCTGACCCAATCTTCTCAACATAGCCATCTTTAACAAGTTTCTGAATTGCACCAGATACAGTTCTTGAAGAAACAAACATTCCTTCCGCAATATCTTTTGCTTTACCCATTGGCATATCAGAAACATGCTCCTGCATATATTTTAAAATCATCTTTCCATTATCAGTAAATAATGGTTTATCAGAAGTACCTTTTCCTTTAAAAGCCTCCCAATAAGCAATTACATCTGGGTCAACATCTGCCATATCTAAATCTGCAAATAATGAATCTATACATTCAATAAATTTTTCTTTTTTACTCATTTCTTTTAACTCGCTTTCATCTTTCATTTTATAAGTATATTATAACATTTTTTTAAATAAAAATCAATATTGTTTTACTTACTTTCTGTTGTATTGTTGTCTGTAAAGATAAAATCGTCAGAATAAGGTAAAGAATGAGCAAATTTAATGAAACTTTCATTGATAAATTCTTCGCCATCTCCAGACCATTCTGTAAGTTTATGATGGCCTCTCTGATGAACCATAGCTAAAACGTTTTCATAATTCATTGTGACAGTTCTTGTCTGAAGCCAAGACTCTGGTAACCAACGAACGAGTTCCTTCCAGTAGCGTTTATCTTTAGTCTGCAAATAAGTGAGTCTAAGTTCTTCTAATCTGTCAATAAGGTCATCAACAAACATATCCATATGCCAATGATCTGTAAAACCATTCTCTCCAGCAAGAGATTGGTCTGTAAAATCGACAGATAAATCTTGGTCATAATCCCCAATTTCAAAACAATCTTTTGTAATTGGCTTACTTGTAAGTTTATGCATTGTAGAAGTTGAATTAGCTGTAGTACCTACTTTATAAGTATCAAATTCTTTCCACCAATAAAGTGGGGCTGTAATGTCAACTGTTACCATAATTTGTCTTAAAAATTTTCTATGCTCGGAACCGCCATGAATAAGAGCCTTAGCAAGCTTCATATCATTTGGACCAATAAAAGCAACATTGGCTAATTGATGGTCAAAATTAATTTCAAGAATACCATTATTTAAAAGCCATCTATCATACTCTTCTTGAGCCATAAGAGCCTCATTATCTGCTTCAGATGGATGATTAGGAAATTTTTTCTGAACCCACTCTTCAGCAATTTCATAATCATGCTCATCATCATCTATATTAATAAGTCCAAAATAACTATCGCTTAAATTCCAAGAATTTTTTGGATTTCTCATTCCTCTTAAAGCATTTTCAAAATTATAAACTTTTATATTTTCAAATTTCATTCTTTATTTACCTCTGATTTTTGTATCATAACTAATTGAATATGGTTTCATATCTTCTGCTTTAATTGATAAACTTTCGGCAGTAGTTGTCACGGTTGGTGTTGGTGTACTAATTTTAGCATTAGTAGTAACATCTGGATTGTTTAATAAAGTTACATTACCATTTGACACAGTTGTCCAATAGTAAGGAGTTGGACGATTAGGGTAAGTTGGTATAGGTCTATCTCCTTCATGGTAACCTTCCCAATAAGCTTCATTTAAAAGCTCTTGAAGCTCTTTCTGTGTTAAAGTAATATAACCTTTTTGGTCAGTTGTAAATACTTTAATCTTCATTTGATACTGTAAATCCTTTCAACTTAAAATGATTTTTCATTAATATATAATAAGAAAATTGTTCAATATTATCAACAAAGACCTCTTTAGCCGCATCAGATTTATCTCCCGCGGTGATGGCCTCTTGATAACCAATAAAATCAATTCCAGTTATTCCATAAGAATAAGCTCTTTCTCTCATATCTTGCGGACACTGGCAAATAATCGGAACACCGGCTTCTTTTGCAAGTAAAAATAATCGAGAAGTTTTTCCTGTTCCTCGCCCATCAATAATTCTGTACATAACAATTTTCTCCTTTATTTTATACTATAACCAAATTCTTTTGCTTTAAAAAAATCTTGCCAATAATCTTCTCTATCATTTAATTGAGATTTTGTACATTCTTCAATAATTTCAAATGAAAAATTTTCAACTCCAACAGTCTGCATAATAGGATAAAGTTTATTGCGGGTCGGAGTATCTGCGCCTAATCCACGCTTAATATGCTGTTTCCAACGTTCAGCAATATTCGTACTCTGTCCGACATAACACATATTATTTTGTAAATTTGTGATTTTATAAATGCCACAATGAACGCCAGAACCAATTACTCTACCAATTAAATCAGTATAAGGTTTTTCATAATATGTTTTCCATATAACCTTATTAACAGGCTCAGGATTTCTAAAATGAGAAATAATTTTTCTTAATTCACAAATTTCGTCTAAATCATCTTGAGTTAAATTTAATTTGTAAAAATCAGTTTTATTCTTATTCTCTTCATTGCGCTTATCATATGCAACTGCGGCCTCTACCTTATGCCGCAAATCTTCTAACTGAGATTCTTCAAATTGAATTTTTTCATTTAATTTCTTTATCTTTTGGACACTCTCTTGTTCTTTATCCAAATAATCTTGTACTAAATCTTTGGCTAATTCTTCATAGCTATCTTCTAAGCTATGTTTAGTGTCCATAAAAATAGCATGAATTTCTTCTGTATCAGTATGAAATTTTTGTTTATAAAAATCAAGCATTTGTTGATAATATTTTTTCGCACTTTCTTCTGAAGTCTTATATTCTTTATCAACATCTTGTTTTAATTGTTTATATTCTTGCAATTTTTGTTCATATTGTTCTTTTAAGTAATCCGTTCTTTGCTCCATTGCTTGTAACTCAAATTGAACGGCTTTATTCTTTTCAAGAATTTCTTTATCTTCCTCTTGAGTAACTTTGACTTTTGGTTGCATAAACAGATATACTAACCCAGCCCCCAATATAAGACAAAAAATTGCTATAATTGCAGTAATCATATTTTGTTAAAAAAAGAGATAAGTGTTACCTTATCTCTTTTAATTTATATTACAAAAATAATTTAATTACTCAGCTTCATCTTCAGCGTCTGGGTCGAAGCTCATGCCAGCTGGTGTAAGAGACAAGAACTTAACTGCCTTATGACTTCCGTCCTCAAGCTCAACTTCTGCAGGAGTACGAACTCCAAGACCTTTTCTCTGAATAGCGGAAGTAAAGATTCCATCTACACGTTTCTTCTCAATTCCGAGTGCTTCTGCTACATCTGCTGCTGTAACCTTTGCATCTCCGATAGTCTTTAAATACTCAAATACTTTACGTGAATTTTCTTTCATTTTTGCCATAATAACAAATCTCCTTTAATTAAATAATTTTATTGTTTGTGTAATTTTTCTAAGCTCTCTTAGCTTATGTAATTATTATATCAAAAAAATATTTTTAAGTCAAGAATTATTTTTCTAAAATTTTTTGAACCATCTCATCGACGCGTTCCATTTCCTCTAATGAGGAGAGTTTACTGGATAAAGCAATTATCATATCCATCGCATATTTTCTTTCCTTTTGATCAGTGGAATTCTGAATAGTTAATTCAGCTTTTGCGATTTGTTTAGCTAAATTCTTGATTTCTTTCTTATTCATATTTTTTTTCTATCCTTATCTTTATTACAATTTAATTATAACATTTTTTTTAAATTAAGTCAAAAACTTTTGTACGAAATTCTGTTCCGAAAGAATAGGAATCTCAAGCTTTTTGGCTGCTAAGTTTTTAGAAGATGTTGAATTTACATCATTGTTAATAAGATACTTTACATTCTTACTAATAGAACCTACTACTTTACCACCAGCAGATTCAATAGCAGACTGCAATGCCGCACGATTTTTAAACATAGTTAATTTACCTGTAATAACTACAGTAATACCATCAAGAGTCTGTGCCACAGATTCTTCAACTTCTTCTACCTCTGGAATAGAAATATAATTATTATAAATTCTATCTGCTTCAGAATAATCGAACTTCCAAATAGCTAAAGTCTTACTATCTGCAAAGCCTTCAAATTGAGCAAAATCGAATCTATTATCAACTTTCTCTCTAAAATCAGAATATGACTTAATATATTTTGTGAGTTCTTTTGCTACACTATTTCCAATTAATGGAATACCAAGAGCCGCAATAAATTTATCCAAAGATACCTCTTTAGATTTTTCTATTGCATTTAAAATATTATCAACAGATTTTACCCCAAAACCTGGCTTCTTAATCCATTCTTCTCTATACTGTTTTAATTCAAAAATATCTCCAATAGAATTAATCCAGCCCCAATCAATTAATTTTTCAATAGTAGCTTTTGAGACTCCTTTTATATCTAAACCTTTCTTACCTGCAAAATGGTCTAATCGAGTAGACAATTTTCCTTCACAATTTGGATTTGGGCAATATACATTCTCTACGCCAGAATCAGATTCTTTAACAGTTAATGGCTCATCACAACATGAGCATCTTAATGGCATACGAATACGATATTTAGCTTCAATATGCTCAGGATGTTCTGCCCATGTAACTTGCGGGATAATCATATTCATTTTTGCTACTTTAATTTTCTGTCCTCTAAAAGGAGTTTTTAAAACCTCTTTTAAGACACTTAAATTATGCAAACTTGCTCTTGAGATAACAGAACCATCCGCATCAACTGATTCAAAAATAGCTACAGGAGTATATACACCAGTTCTACCCATACTCCATTCAATATCTTCAAGCGTAGTTTCATATTCTTCATCATAAAACTTAAAAGCATATGCCGCACGAACATGATGGATAGTTTCTCCTAAACTTTGACCATATGCAATATCATCAAATCTTCCAACTAATCCATCTATTGGATAGCCAAGAGTCTTAGCTAATTCAATAAGATATTCTCTTGCATCCCAATCAAAGCTTGGGGTAAATGGAACGATAGTAAAACCTAAATCTCTTGCAAATTCAAGTTTTCTCATAAAAGAATTTTCTTCATCAAATCCTTTTATAACATTCCAAGCTACAAAAGTTAAGTTACGTTTTTTACATTCATTTGCATCCAGGAGACGAATACTTCCAGATGCAAAGTTACGAGGATTTTTATATTCATCTTCAAATGGCTTAAAATCCTTATATGTACAAATTACTTCACCATCAATGATAAATTCATCTTTATAATCAATAGTTTGCGGGATAGACCTTAATGTGCGGGCATTATGGAGGATGTCCTCACCAATGATTCCGTCTCCACGGGTTTCCGCAGATACAAGTTCACCATCAACATATTTTAAACTACAGGTTAATCCATCCATTTTCAGCATTCCGCAGACATCTTTAAACGGACTAAGATTAGCAAAATAGTTAATAAATTCATCCCAATCTTTAGTTTTATCCAAAGACAACATTTTATGATTATGTTTAACTTTTTGTAATTCAGATACTACTTCATATGAAATACCATGTGTAGGAGAATTAGGGAGAACAATACCAGTTTCCTTTTCCATCTTTTTTAATTTAAAGTATAATTCATCCCACTCTTTGTCTGATACTTCTGGATGCCCTTCATCATATGCTTTTGTCCAATTATTTAAAGTCTGAATAATATTATTCATTTCATTCATTATGTATTCTCCTTTTGGAAAAGATAAGTGGGAAATAAATCCCACTTAAATTTTTGTCACAGAAGTAATTTCACCATTCTTAATTAACTGATTACCTGTTGCAATTCTGCTTGCAAGAGGAATATCTTTTGCGGAAATACAGATTGAACTTAATTTGCCAACAACAAGAATATTATCCTCGTCCGCAACTAAAGCACCAGAAATAACTGTTCCTGTTTCATCTGTTGGTTTATAAATAATCAAGCCTTTTCCCGCGCGTTTCTGAAGAACTAATTCATCCATTTCAATCTTCTTTCCAAGACCTTTAGATGAAAAGATTGCAATATAATCTGTTTTATTACGAACTGGTAATGCTGCAACTACAAAATCATCTTTCTTTAAGGTAATTCCTTTAACACCTGCTGTTGCTCTACCAGAAGCTGAAATTTCTCCAGAATTAATCTTAATTCCCATACCATTAGAGGTTAAAAGAACTAAATCTTCATCTTTAACAAGATTTACAGATACTAATGTATCATCCTCTTTAAGATTAATAGCAATAATTCCAGTCTTTTTCTTTGTATTTGTATATTCCTCTAATGAGGTTTTCTTTGTAATTCCGTTCTTTGTTACAAATAATAAATACTTCGCATCAGTATCTCTATAAATAGAATAAATTAAGTTAGGTTCTTCATCAGTATCCATCGCAATCAAAGACTTAATTGATTGACCTTTGGATACATTTGTACCTACTGGAATATCATTTACAAGGATACGATACATTTTTCCTTTTGTTGTAAATACCATCAGAGAATCAATAGTATTTGTGCGGATAGTAGTCTTAACAACATCACCCTGCGTTTTAACACCCTTTCCGTTTCTTCTCTGAGTTCTGAAGCTTGTAGAAGGAATACGTTTAATCAAACCATCTTCTGTCATTACAACAACACATTTTTCTGGTTCTACGTATTCAATCTCTTTTTCTTCTTTTGTAATATTTACCTGTGTGATTGTAGTTCTACGAGCATCTCCATATGAAGCTTTAATCTCTATGAAGTTCTTTTTCATCTCTGGAACTGGATTTAAAAGAATCTGATTTAATTCGCCCTCTTTAACTAACAAAGAATCTTTTTCATTTTTTATTTCAACAGACTCTAATTTTGCTAAACGAGATAATTTCATATCCAAGATTGCTTTAGATTGTGCTTCACTAAGATTATATTTATTCATAAGAACAACTTTAGCTTCAGCCGCACTTGCAGACTTCTTAATAAGTGAAATGATATTATCAATATCCTCTAAAGCAATAAGCAATCCTTCAAGAATATGAATTTTAGCCTGTACTTTTTCAATATCAAATTTAGTCTTTCTTAAAAGAACATCTTTCTGATGTTCAATATAATTTTCTAACAACTGTTTAATATTCAGCAGTCTTGGTTTCTTATCAACTAACGCAACCTGATTAAATGAATATGTATCTTCAAGTCGTGTAGATTTGAATAATTTTGCGATAATCGGTGCCGCAGATATTCCTTTACCAAGTTCAATTACGAAACGTACACCATCTCTATTGGATTCATCTCTAATGGCTGTTACACCATTAAGCTCGCCATCCTCACAAAGTTTATCAATTTCAACTGTTAATGTCTCTTTAGATACTTTATAAGGAATTGAAGTAAAAACAATACTATCTCCATTTTTAGAAGATTCGATTGTATATTCACCTCTTAATCTTGCACGACCTTTTCCTGTAAGATAAGCTGTCTCAAGTTCATCTTTATTAATAAGTAATCCACCTGTTGGAAAATCTGGGCCTTTAATATAATTTAAAAGTTCTCTAATATCACATTCTGGATTTTCCAAAAGATGAATAGCTGCATCCATAACTTCTGATAAATTGTGTGGTGCAAATGAGCAAGCCATTGCCCATGCGATTCCAGAAGTACCATTTACAATAAGATTTGGAATGCGGCCAGGTAAATAAATTGGTTCCTGCTCCTCATCTGTATAAGCATTCATCCAATCAACTGTATTCTTTTTAATATCTGCAAGCATTTCTTCTCCAAGTTTAGAAAGCTTACATTCTGTATATCTGTATGCAGCCGGTTCATCACCATCTCGACTTCCATTATTACCATGCCAAGAAATGAGTGGATATCTCATGTTCCATTCCTGTGACATCCATACTAATGCACCATAAATAGAACTATCACCATGTGGATGAAATCTACCCATTGTATCTCCAACTGGCTGAGCGCACTTTACAAATTTCTTATTATTCATAAAACCTTTATCAAACATATCATATAAAATACGTCTATTAACAGGTTTTAATCCATCCTCTGCTGAAGGTAAAGCTCGATCTGAAATGATACTCATTCCATAATCAAGTAAACTCTGTTCAATTTCATCTTTAATATTTACTTGAATAATATTCTCACTCATTAAAACTCTCCCTTATCAAATAATTCTTTATAATATTGCATTTTTACATCCATCAAACTTTCATCTATAACTCTTTCTATAAAATTATAAATTGAATCAGCACTAACAACAACATCTTCTGATGGAACATATAAATAACCAGAACCAGTATTTAAAAGAGGATTTTGTTTATGATATTCTTTCATATATTTATCATATTCTTCTTTTGTCATAGGTTCTTCAACTGATTTAACAAATTGTAGTAATTGTTTTTTTAACTGCTCTTTATTCTTATCCATATATAATATATTACCATAAAAAAATTAAATTGTCAAATAGTTACCAGGTTTAATCTTGCCTGTTGCCAGATTATCTGCCAGCTCATTAAATGGATTTTTAGAATGACCTTTTACTTTTACAAAAGTGACTTCAATCATTTTAGATACTTCAAAAAAAGCCTGCACAACTTCTAAATTCTCAGGCACTTTTCCATCTCCTTTAATCCATCCATTTCTTTCCCAATTATACATCCAGTTTGAAAAAGTATTAATCGCATATGCAGAATCAGAGTAAATTAATACATCTTCTTTAGCTAATACTCCTTGACAGGCCGCATAAAGGATAGCTTTCATTTCCTGTTCATTATTAGTCGTATTATCCTGTCTACTGGAATATGTACTTAAAATATTACCTTCTGTATCAATTTGAACAACTCCAAAGCCGCCTGGGCCTGGATTTGGACTCGCAGAACCGTCTGTATAAAATATCATATTTACTCCTTTACTTCAATACCTGTATTACATAAATCTCCAATTACATCATTGTGCGGAAAACATTGCTGCCATAGTTTAAATTGTTCAGCAACAGTATCTATATCTAAATCATATTTCATTACATCAAAATGTAAGATTATTTTATCACCATCTTTTATAGGAGTTATTTTGGTAATTGCAGCCATATCTGGCTTCTGAGAAAAATCTCCAGCTAATTTAATTATCTTTTTTTCTTCCATTCTGTTACCTCTTTTAAAACTGTACGTTTTTCAACTTCAGTAATATAATCATCAAAGTCATAATTATTTTCTTGCATTTCTGATAAACTTTTATCATAGCAGACAGAGAAATATCGTCCATTGACACAAACAATTCCTTTTACCATTTGATACCATCTGCGAGCTTCATCATAATATATTACTTCTGATAATTCAAGCTCCCATATAAGAAATTGAGTTATTGTATTATAATTATAAATTTTATTAAAATTATTTTTAGGTTTGCCCGCGTCATACCATTTTAAAAATTGGGATTCAAAGTGTTCTGACTCTTCTGGTACAAATTCAAATATTTTTGCTTCCATTTAATAACCTCTTTAGCTTTTAAATATTCTTTCCACACTTTTGGAGTTACATGTATCCAGCCGTCTTCAACTCCAACGGCCAGATACATTGCATCATTATACGTCAATATTTGCTCTCCACGCATTCTCTTCGATAAATTTCTTTCTATAAACAACTGATTCACCCATCAATCCCATGAAAGTTTTAGCAGCTTCTTCTGCGTCTTCCATGCATATCTGTTTAAGAGTTCTGGTTTCTGGATTCATAACTGTTTCAGCCATTTCGGACGGGTCCATCTCGCCAAGACCTTTCATACGACCCAGCTCAAAAGATTTTTTAGCTGTTCTTCTAAACTCTTCAAGAGCCGCATCATCTTTCAGATAAGTAATCTTAGTTCCTTGTGTAACTTTATAAAGTGGAGGAACCGCTGCAAAAATATATCCATCTTCAATTAACTGCGGAGCAAATTTCCAAATAAAGGTTAAAAATAATGCTCTAATGTGGCTACCATCAACATCCGCATCAGCTGTAATAACAATTTTACCGTAACGCAATTTATCTTTATTTACAATTACTTTTCCATCCTTAATTTCAAGTCCAAAAGCAGTAATCATACCATCAATCTCTGCGTTCTTTAACGCCTTCGCAAGGTCTGCCTTCAATACGTTAAGAATCTTCGGTTTACCTAATATTTCTATTAGACCTGACTATCTCTTACTCTCAGGATTTGTCAAATCCTTCATAGAGCACTCCATTTCCCCATTTAATTAGCTTCGTTTCCTATAACTAAAGTGCGTATCAATAGCACCGGTACTTCCAGTCTAACCCGGAATAGTCGATACATGATTTTAATTTACATTTTTATAAATCTGATTTTTAATTATTCTTGAAACTGTAGTTCCAGATACTCCATACTCTCTACCAAGTTTAGCAAAACTAATTTTTCCTTTTTGATATTTTTGTCTAATTTCTTTTACTTGACTTTCAGTTAATTTTGCATTAGTATGTCTCACTTGCTCTGAAGTAGGAATATTTCCAACATTTTTATAAGTATATCCAAGAATAATACGCTTAAATGTATCAAAAGAAGAATACTTATCCATATAATCTTGATATATTTCTTTTGGACTTTCGCCATTAATATATCTCTGTCTAATTGTAAGAACTTCTTCATTTGTTAATTTTGCTCTGGGATGATTTTCTCCCTTTAAAGATTGATTTAATTCTCTTGTTCGTTGTCTTTTTTGTTCAGCTTCTTCAGAATGAATATTAGGAGACCATTTTTGTCCGCCTTCAGTAGAGTTATATCCATGATGAAAAGAATTATATTTAGAAATATAATAAATTTCTTTTTCATTAAGTTCTTGTATTGGACATAATTCAAGTACTTCTACTTCAAAAGAATCTAAACCATACTTCCTTAAAGCTGAATAAAACTTAGTATTATAACAGCAATCATTTTTATTTTTATAATCATAAATATGATGAGAATTAAATCTTTCATAAATATCTTTTGCCTGTCCAATATAGCAAGCATTATTAAAAGTTGTGTAAACTCTATAAATTCCTGATTTATGTGGTAATTGTTTAATATTTTTCATATTTAGTCCTCCTTATAACTTCTACTATATATAAAAAATATTTTAACACATTTAAGCATTTTTGACCACATTCAAGATTTTGTAAATTAAAAAATTTTCACACGGGATTAACTTCACCTAAACATGTTTTGACATTCATGTGTAATGGTCAGCCTTCCCCGTTAGCTTATATTATTAAAATATAAACCCCGTTGATGAAACGGTTAGAAGTGTAGAGGCAAGTTTTTATATATTCAATTAGCCCTGACTAATTTACGTTTACCTCGAACTGGGAACACAGCCTGGGTAGCTCTATCTCTGGCTTCTTTAGTTGAACCGGCTGCAGATTTTCCCTCTACAATAAATACTTCACAGGAAGCTCTATTTCGAGAACTTGCATCTGCTAATGTACCAGGCATTACTGCTCTTTTCTTAACATCTGCTTTACGAACTGTCTCTTTAGCTTTTTTAGCTTTTTCCCTTGCGGCACGTGCTAATAAAGCCTTATTAATAATTGCTTTTGCATCATTAGGATGACTTTCAAGCCAAATTGCAATCTCTTTTGATACCAGCTTCTGGACCATTGTACGTCCTTCACTTGAATCAAGTTTCTCTTTTGTCTGACCAGAAAAGACTGGGTCTGGCATCACAAAAGAAAGAACTAATACAAGACCTTCTTTTAACTCATCACCTACGATATTAGAATCCTTTTCTTTAAGAAGTTTATTCTCTCTCGCATAATTATTAATTGCAGAAGTTAATGCAGTTCTAAATCCAGTAAGATGAGTTCCAGCTGTATTTGGAATTGAGTTTGTATATAATTTATAAGTATCAGTATAACTATCGTTATACAACATTGCTAATTTTACACCAATTCTATCTTCGGAAGCTTCGGCATAAAAAACAGATGTAATAGTATTTTTCTTTTTATTCAAATCTTGAATATAATCCAGAATACCATTCTGAGAAACAATTACATCTTCAGCTTTGTCTTTATATTTTAATGTAAAAGTTAATCCAGGAGAAAGATATGCCAATTCCTGAATCTGTCTTTTTAATTCTTCATAATCAAGTGAAATTCCTTCTTTAAAAATCTCAATATCGGGATGAAAAGTAATAGTTGTTCCAGTATCATTTCCCGCATATTTTTCAACTTTAAAATCTTTTCTTTCACCTTTTTTAAATGTCATTGTTGCGATTTTACCATCTCTTTTGGAGGTAACAATAAATTTATCAGACAATGCATTTGTTGCTTTTGCACCAACACCATTCATACCACCAGATGTATTATATCCAGTTTTACCAGAACTATCAAATTTAGCTCCTGTATGAAGTTTAGTAAAAATATTTTCAAGAGTTTCTGAACCATCTGCAGCTTTTCCAAAAGGAACGCCACGTCCATCATCTATTACTGTTACAATATCATCTTCTGTTACTTCAATATTACACTTTGTACAATATCCATTTAAGTATTCATCAATTACATTGGAAATAATTTCAAGAGTAATATGTCTAACTCCAGCAGGTCCAACACTACCGATATACATTCCAGCACGTAATCGAATCGCTTCAATACCTTCCAAAGTTTTTATGTCTTTTACACCATAGTTCTCAGACATATAAATCTCCTTTCAATTTTAAAATCATCATTTTTTCTTATCATACATATATTATAGCATAAAAAAATAATAAAATCAATTCTTAAAATTTTAGTTACGGTCAAAAAAAAAATACCCTAAAAGAGAAAATCTTCTCTTTTAGGGTTAAAAATCAATTATCCTTTAGCTTTATCTTCGTCAATTTGACGCATTGCTGCTTCATATGTAATACCGCCTGCGGTGTTCTCTTTTGCGGACTTCAATGCATAGACCGCATATCCTACGACCTCACTCACAACCGCACCTATTAATGCGACTAATGGAGTGAAATCTGGATTCGCCATGGTAAGAGTTGTTAAATCAAGACTTTTTAAAGTTACAAAGCCTGTGAAAAGTTCTATAATTGTGCAATTTATAAACAAGAAAAGAATAAGGAGTTTTGAAGTAGATATTTTAGGAAGGAATTGTTTTTTAAATTCTCTTTTTTCTTGTTTTAATTTATATTTTCTTTCAAGAACTTCTTTTTCTCTTTGCCAGCGATGTTCTTTGATAGTTATTTCACGTTCTTCTTTAGTCATAATTATTTACGTAAATATGTGCTTGAAGCAAATCCTGTATAAGTTACGTTCTTATATGTGAATTGGACATAGAGCCATTTACAACCATTGCTAACTGAATAATATCCATAATTAGCTACTTTTGTTCCTTTTGGAATTGTAACCATAAGAGCTTTAGATGTGCCTGCTCCATGGCGGATATTTAAATCAGCTGTTGTGCGATATGTACCTGCAAGAGATTTATTAAATCCAGTTGCGCCCTCTTTTGCAGTCATATTTTTACTACTGGATGGTTTTGGTTTAGTAGCTGTAGGAGTTTTCTTTTTAGCTACATATGAATAATAAGTTTTAGTAGAATTAGAAGTATAAGCATAGCCACATGAAGCACCTGGCCATACAATCTTATACCAACCATTAGATAAAATCTCTAATACTTCTACTTTAGTTCCTTTGGAAATAGTTCCATAAGAAGAACTATTTGTATTGGAATTACTTCTAATATTCATCTCAGTTTTTGCAGTTGCAGTACCAATTCCTTTTCCAACATAAGTAGTATTAGTTTTTGCTGGAGCTGGGCTTGGTTGTGGTGAGTTAGAATTAGCTGCTAAACGTCCTCTTGTAACATTTGTTGCTGTATGATGAGCATCATTAAGTAAAACATCTCCAGGAAGTAAATAATCATATCCAGAAAGATATTTATCTGCGGTTAAAACAGTAAATCCAGCAGCCTTGAAAGCAGCTCTCATATCGCCTGTATAAGTTGCACGAATATTTTGTAAAGCTGGAATACCAAGTAAATATCCTACTGCTCTAATATTAGCAATTACACCTGCAGAACAGTCTGCTTCACATGCAATAGTAATTTGAGCAGGGTCATAGTTAGATGCTTTTAAATGAGCCCAATAAGTATCTCTCTCATATTGGTCAT